GATTTATCGTATCTAAATTTAGATTGGACTCCTATTCCTATTATTCCAAAGTTTGTTGACATTGTTGTTAATGGAATGTCAGACAGATTATTCAAGGTAAACTGTGTTGCTTCAGATGCCATGTCTGCTGAAAAAAGAAATCAATTTCAAAAAATGGTTGAGGTTAATGTAGCTGCTCAAGATTTATTTCATCAAATAGAAAAAGACTTTGATATGGAGGTGTTTCAGGTTGATCCTAAAACACTACCACAAAGTGATACTGAGATGGAATTATACATGCAGTTAAATTATAAACCCGCAATTGAAATAGCAAATGAAATAGCTATTGATACAATGCTGCAAGAAAACCATTATAACGATACTCGTAAAAGAGTTGATATGGATATTACTACACTTGGTG